ACGACTAAGCAAAAGTTGTTCTCTCAATATTGGCCCGCAAGCACCGCTGCCGGTGACTGCCAAGCTTATGTTTATGATGACCCCGATGCTGTGTTTAAAGCGGTTGTTTGCAGTTCCGGCACTACTGTTTCTTCTGGCGCTATGGCGATGATTGGCACTAACTTGTCAGCCATCAACAACACCGGCAGCACCAACACCGGCAATTCTGCTAATGCTGTTCTGGCTCCTTCGGCTACTCCTGTCACTACCACCCTGCCTCTGCGTATGGTTGGTCTGGTTATGGAAACCGCAGTCTCGCTGGGTACTGCAACTTATAGCAGCATTTCTACTGCTACTGTGACTTGTTCGGCTCTGCCGTTCGCGTTGCCAGTTGGTACTGATGTTGGTTCGATTGCTGCAAATGGTCAATTTGTTGCCAGTAATTCTTTTGTAGCTACTGCCGCTTCTGCTGGTGCAACATCGTTTGTACTAGACCAAGCTCCTGTTGCTACATTGAACTCGACCATTGTGTTCACCCAGTATCCCGAAATCTTGGTTAAGTTGAACCAAGGTCTGCACGGTTACTACTCTGCCACTGGCGCATAAGGAGCTAAATCATGGCTATTTCACGCGCACAACTACTTAAAGAACTGCTTCCCGGTTTGAACGCTTTGTTCGGTTTGGAGTATTCTCGTTACGGCGAAGAGCACAAAGAACTGTACGAAACCGAGCAATCGGAGCGTAGCTTTGAAGAAGAAACCAAGCTGTCCGGCTTTAGTGCTGCACCAGTGAAGAACGAGGGCTCTGCCATTGCTTATGACAATGCGCAGGAAGCGTTCACCGCTCGGTACAACCACGAAACCATTGCACTTGGCTTCTCCATCACGGAAGAGGCTGTGGAAGATAACTTGTACGACTCCCTGTCGGCTCGTTATACCAAGGCTTTGGCCCGCGCTATGGCGTATACCAAGCAAGTTAAGGCTGCATCGGTTATCAACAACGGTTTCTCCTCGGCTTATGTCGGTGGCGATGGCGTTGCTCTGTTTAGCACGGCGCACCCGCTTGTTAACGGTGGAACCAACAGCAACCGCCCATCTACCAATGCTGACCTGAATGAGACTTCGTTGGAAAACGCAGTTATCCAGATCGCAGCTTGGACAGACGAGCGCGGCCTGTTGATTGCTGCTAAGCCCAAGAAGTTGATTATTCCGCCTGCTCTGATGTTCGTTGCTACCCGTCTGTTGGAAACCAGCCTGCGTGTTGGCACTACCGACAACGATATCAACGCACTGAAGAACAACGGTTCGATCCCTGAAGGTTACACCGTTAATCACTTCTTGACCGACACGAACGGCTGGTATTTGACCACCGACGTTCCTAACGGTTTGAAGCACTTCGAGCGTACTGCGCTGACTAACAGCATGGACGGTGACTTTGACACCGGAAATGTCCGTTACAAGGCTCGTGAGCGTTACAGCTTCGGCTGGTCTGTCCCACTAGGCATATTCGGATCGCCCGGTTCGTCCTGATAAATCCCAGTACGGTAGAGGTGACTGGCCTGCCACTAAGGCCCCTTCGGGGGCCTTTTTTATTTGCACAACAGTTTAAAACTGTGATATATTGCAGCTATTCCGGGCTTTCCGGTGCATCAAACTGTCCCGGCAGACGTACATACCGATTGATGCGCCTAACTTGTATGTAAGGAATTATCATGGGATTCGCAACTCACCTTGGCCCTTGGCTACTCGGCACGGTTAAAAACACCACCGGTACTACCGCTGGAACCATCCAAAACACTGGTACTACTCAAGTCACCCAAACGGGAGCGATGACGGTTAGCACCACGACTGCCACCACATTTGCAGTTATCCCCGCAGGCGCACAGATTACAAATATCTTCTGCGACATCACTACGGCATTTTCGGGGACTACCGGTAACACCATTACCATCCAAACTTCAGGCGGAACTACTTTGGCAACCGTTGGTGGTGCTACTACGACTCCTCTGGCTATTGGTCGTGCAACCACCACGCTGTCTGGTACAAACATGGCTACCATATTGAACGTGGGTACAACTGACCTGATTCTGCAAGTCATATACGCTTGCGCTGGTACAGCCAGCGGCGGCGCAGCACAGATTACTGTTCAGTATGCTGTCAAAGACTCCAGCGGAAATAGCTCACAACCCGCCGGTCAACAGTAATTAATCTCAGGGGCTTTGGCCCCTGCTTTATAGGAGATTGATTATGATGCAGACAGACGTTAAAAGCGCACATGCAAGTGCTGCTGGAACTTTGTTTAGTGGGCCAACACGCTTGAAGGGGTTGATTATTTGCCCAGCGGCAAGTACTGCGGCTACTGTACAGTTTAAAGATGGCGGGTCATCTGGTGCTATTTTGCTAGAAATTGACATTGCTAGTAACTCAAACCCTAACACCTATACCTTTGATATTCCCGGTGAAGGTATTAGGTTTAGCAGTACGCTGTACCTAGCATTAAGCGCATCAGTCACAGGTGTTACGGTGTTCTATGGCTAAGAAGAAAGGCCCGGTTCTTTCTGTAGGCCGGGGCGAAAAGCTACCGATCTCCAAAGGTGCTGGGCTGACTGCTAAAGGCCGCGCTAAATACAACGCAGCAACAGGCAGTAACTTAAAAGCTCCCCAGCCTCAAGGCGGTAAGCGCAAGGACTCATTTTGTGCGCGGATGTCGGGTATGCCGGGGCCGATGAAAGACGAAAAGGGCAAGCCTACCCGCAAGGCGGCTGCTCTTGCTAGATGGAAGTGTTGATATGACCGATACAAACGATGTGAAAACAATGACTGACGGCGCTGCCGTAGTAATGGGTCTTGGTGGTTTTTTAGGGTGGATGACTCCTATGGTAACGCTTATTGGCGGTGTCTTGACTATTGTTTGGTTGAGCATTCGTATCTGGGAAACTGACACCGTACAGAAGCTGGTAAAAAAAGATGCCAAGCACGAGTAAAAAACAACATAATTTCATGGAAGCGATAGCGCACTCGCCATCGTTTGCCAAGAAGGTAGGGGTTCCACAGTCCGTGGGGCAAGATTTTTCAACTGCGGACAAGGGCCGCAAATTTTCACAAGGTGGTAATACTATGGCTACACAAATGGATCCCCGCATGGCTGCAATGATGATGGCTAAAAAACGTGCGGCTATGGGCGGAGCGCCAGCAATGGCCCCGCGCATGGCTCCGGGCATGGCTCCGGGCATGAAAAAAGGCGGAATGAGCATGGCTGCTTTTGAAAAGTCTGGCAAAGATGTTGAGAAAAAAGGCATGAAAGAGGGCTCTAAAGCTGACATGGCAATGGACAAAAAGCAAATGATGGGTATGAAAAAAGGCGGCATGACAAAAATGTCATCTGGCGGTTCAGCCTCCTCACGCGCTGACGGTGTTGCTTCCAAAGGCAAGACCAAAGGTACGTTCGTCAAGATGAACAAGGGCGGCATGTCCTGCTAAGGAGTTTTTATGAACGCAAAAGACCTAGCCGCACTAGCGGCCTTGGGCATGGGCGGTGCTTATTTGTACAACCGCAACAAAAAGTCTGATGATGAGACTCCTGCTGCAAGCCCAAAGTCCCGGGATTTTGACGCGGTTGCGCCTGAAGATCAAATGCCTGCGTACCAAGGACGCACAGCGGACAGACTTGCGGACATACAAAACGAATACGGCAATGCCCCAGCAGCCCCAGCACAAGACCTTGGCAATGAGGGTAGACGCACTAGCATGGCAATTGCCCCCGCAGCCAAGAAACCCACACCCAAACCCACAACCCAAGTTGCAATCCCTGAAGCCCCAGCCGGTAACCCTAAGTTAAATTCTTTGCGGGAAACCAAACCCCGAAATTTTGACCCCGCGGGGTATTCTAGTCAAATTATGGCCCAAACGGGGCAGAAATCATTAAACAACCAACTTAATAGTTATAAAGCAGAAAAAAAAGCTGCCGATACGGCTGCGAGTCAAGCAATCATTGACCGCATGGCAAACCGCACAAGGCCATATATGACAGATGAGGCGGGTAATAACATGAAGCGCGGCGGAGCAGTCAAGAAAATGGCTTCCGGCGGTAAGGTGTCCAGTGCTTCTAGCCGTGGCGACGGTATCGCCCAGCGGGGTAAGACCCGTGGAAAGTTGTGTTAAATCATGATGGCTTCACGCGGTATGGGTGACATCTCCCCCTCCAAGATGCCAAAGGGCAAGAAATTGCCCCGCCGTGATAACACTGACTTCACGCAATACGCTGAAGGCGGTAAGGTAAATGCTGCGGGTAATTACACCAAGCCTAGTCTTCGCAAGAAGATTGTGGCCCAAGTAAAAGCAGCGGCTACCCAAGGCACTGGGGCAGGGCAATGGTCAGCACGCAAAGCGCAGCTTGTAGCTAAGAAGTACAAGGCTGCTGGTGGGGGATACAGAGATTGAAAGCGCCGCAGCAATCCCTTAAAAACTGGGGTGACCAGAAATGGCGCACTAAGTCGGGAAAGCCATCGTCAAAAACAGGTGAGCGTTACCTCCCTGAAGCTGCTATAAAATCTTTGTCACCGGCTGAGTACGCAGCCACCACTAGGGCAAAGCGTGCGGGTAAGGCAGCAGGCAAACAGTTTGTAAAGCAGCCGCCAAAAGTGGCAGCAAAAACAGCGGGGTTCAGATAATGGCTGAAAAATGGATTCAAAAAGCAATCAAGAAACCCGGCGCATTACGCGCATCTCTTGGTGTCAAAGGCGATAAGCCGATACCTGCGGGCAAATTAGCAAAAGCCGCTAAAGCACCGGGTAAGATGGGCCAACGCGCCCGCTTAGCACAGACACTTAAAGGAATGAAGTGAGCACTTCTGGCGTAGCTACTTTCAACCTTGACCTCACGGAAATCGTGGAGGAAGCGTTTGAACGTGCGGGCTCCGAACTTCGTACCGGCTATGACTTACGTACGGCCCGCCGGTCACTCAACTTGCTGTTTGCGGACTGGGCTAACCGTGGCGTCAACATGTGGACGTTTGACCAAGGGACTATTAACTTGGTTCCGGGGCAGAACACCTACCCACTGCCAACCGACACGGTGGACTTGCTTGAACACGTAATACGCACAGGCGCAGGTAACGCGTCCACCCAAGCCGACCTAACCATTACGCGCATAAGCGTGTCTACCTACGCCACCATCCCCAACAAGCTGCAACAAGCCCGACCTATTCAGGTTTGGATTCAACGTTTGGACGGACAGACATCATCGGTAGGCACAACGCTTAGTGCGACCATCACTTCAACCGACACCACAATTGCAGTAACTTCTGCTGCAAGCCTACCCTCTACCGGCTTTATTTTGGTGGGCGCAGAAACAATCGGGTACGGTTACATATCAGGGAATACCCTATACAACTGCGTCCGAGGCCAGAACAACACGACTGCTGCGGCCCACACTGCGGGAAATGGGGTGTACGTACAAAACCTCCCCGCTATCACTGTTTGGCCCACTCCTGATAACTCTCAGACGTACCAGTTTGTTTACTGGCGTTTGCGCCGGGTTAATGACGCGAGTGGTGGCGTGAATACTATGGATGTGCCGTTTCGGTTTTTGCCGTGCATGGTGGCGGGGTTGGCCTACTACTTGGCGCTCAAAGTCCCCAACGGTTCTCAGCGGCTGGACGTACTTAAAGCCCAGTATGACGAGGCTTGGCAGTTAGCATCAGACGAAGACCGCGAAAAGGCGTCCGTGCGGTTTGTGCCGCGTCAAGCTTATATCGGAAGCGGGACGTGAAATGGGTAATAGGTTTGCATCAGGCAAGAACAGTATTGCCATGTGCGATAGGTGTGGTGCGCAGTTCAAATTAACTGAATTACGCAAGGAAATTATTAAGACAAAGACGTACAATTTGCTTGTATGTAGTTCTTGCTGGGATCCTGACCAGCCTCAGTTACAACTGGGTATGTATCCGGTAGATGACCCACAGGCTGTGCGTAATCCCCGCCATGACAGCACATATGTAACGGCTGGGGTTAACAGTACAGGCAACCTAACTGGAGGCTCAAGGGATATACAGTGGGGCTGGTATCCAGTAGGTGGATCTAGTTTTTTTGATGCAGCTTTAACGCCCAATTACTTGGTTGGAACCACAAGTGTTGGCACAGTAACGGTTTCATAGGAGTAAATGATGGCTAAAGACAAAATGGATATGGCGCAAGATAAGGCCATGATCAAGAAGGCGTTTAAACAACATGACGCTCAAGAACATAAAGGCGGCAAGGGTACAACCTTGAAGCTTAAAAAAGGTGGCCCTACCGGTGAAGACCGTATGAATATGGGTCGCAATATGTCTCGTGCAGCTAACCAAAAAACGGGGTAAATCATGGCATACAGTATGAAAAAAGGCGGCAAAGAAATTGGTTCTGCTGCTGTCTATGCGCAACCACACACAATGGATGGCAAGAAAATGACCAAGGCCCCGCAAGAATTTGGTACAAACCCCGGCTTTCCTCCTAACCGCAGCAAAGCAGATACCTATGACGTAAGCATAGGAAATATTAGCAAGTCCGCAGGCAATGAGCCTACCAAAACAGACGGCATAAAAATCCGTGGTACTGGCTGTGCTACTAAAGGCGTGATGGCAAGAGGCCCGATGGCATGAACTATTCTGAGCTTTCGTCCGCGATACAGACATATACGGAAAATAACTTTCCGACGATTACCCTTGCGGATTCGTCTACTGTATCTCCGACGGCTCAGATTAATCGCTTCATTGAGCAAGCGGAACAGCGCATCTATAACTCGGTGCAGTTCCCTTCATTGCGCAAGAATGTGACTGGCACAGTTACAGCTAGTAACAAGTACTTGTCCTGCCCTAATGATTTTCTAGCTCCCTACTCATTGGCGGTGTTTCCTTATGGTGGTGGGGACTACATATTCCTACTTAATAAAGACGTTAACTTTATTCGGGAAGCTTACCCAAGCTCAACAAGCACAGGAACTCCAAAGTACTATGCCTTGTTTGGCCCGACGGTAACAGGTTCTACCATCTCCAATGAGTTAAGTTTTATTCTTGGCCCAACTCCGGATACAACATACTCCGCAGAGCTTCATTATTACTACTATCCTGAGTCTATTACCACTGCCACTACGACATGGCTTGGTGATAACTTTGACACTGTACTGCTGTATGGTTCTTTGGTAGAGGCGTACACCTTTATGAAGGGTGAGCAAGATTTAATTGCGCTGTACGATGGAAAGTATAAGGAAGCTCTTGGACTAGCTAAACGCTTGGGTGATGGTATGGAGCGTCAAGACGCATACCGTAGTGGTCAATACAGGCAGGCGGTTACATGAGCATTGTCCAGACCCAGACCACCAGCTTCAAGAAGGAGTTGTATCAGGCTATCCACGACTTGTCTACGGACACAATCAAGATTGCTTTATACACCGCATCGGCTGATTTAAACGCAGACACTACTGTTTACAGCAGCACCAATGAAGTATCTGGTACAGGCTATACAGCCGGTGGACAGGTTATGACTGGGATAGCTATTAGCTCATCTGGTTATACAGCCTATGCAAACTGGGCTAATGTGGTTTGGACAGCGGCTTTAACAGCCCGGTGTGCTTTGATTTACAACGCATCCAAGGGTAATAAGTCTGTAGCGGTTTTAGACTTTGGGTCTGACAAAACATCGACCACCACGTTTACAATCACCATGCCCGCAAATACCTCTACAACTGCGCTTATCAGGAGTTCAAATTGATAGTCACTACCACCAAAGGCGATATGGATGATTCCTTGCTTGAGAAGCGGGAAGGCACAGTCGATAATGAGAATGAACTGACAACGTGGGTTGAGTACTGGCTGGATGGCGAGTTGGTTCACCGATCAGCGCACGTTACGCTGAAGAAAATGCCTACCTTTGCAGGTGGCGAAGCTGCTTCTTTTTAAGGAAATATTATGAGCAACACGCAATCAATGGTCACTTCGTTCCTTGGGGAACTGATGCTAGGTCAACACCAGCTTGGCACTTCTACTATCGTTTCTCGCGGGAGCCTAACCTCACCTACTACGGACACAGTTAAGGCGGCGTTGTACTTGGCTTCTGCTACGGTTAATGCTGCCACCACTGCATACTCGGCTACAGGTGAAGTGTCCGGTACAAACTACACAGCGGGCGGGGTGACGGTAACGAATGCAACGGCTCCAACTTCTACCAACTCGTCTTCAACGGCGGGAGTAGGATACTGGACACCTTCTGCTTCTATTACCTACACAACGGTAACGCTGTCTACTGCGTTTGATTGTGTCTTGATCTATAACTCAACGCAAAGTAATAAGGCAATCAGTGTTCACACCTTCGGCTCCCAGACTATTACTGCCGGAACCTTTACCTTGACCATGCCTTCCAACACGACTACGACTGCTCTGTTGCGCTTGGCTACAACCTAAAGGTAGGTCATGGCTGGATGGGGCGTTGGCGCTTGGGGCTACGGCACTTGGGGCAACGGCGAAACCATCCTCACTGGGGATGAGGCAACCGGCTCCCCCGGTTCAGTCACGTCTAGTAGGACAGTAGCTCTAAGCGGAGTATCCGCAGCAGGGGCAGTAGGAACAGTAAGCCCAGTCATAACGGTAGCCCTGACCGGCGTATCGGCTTCGGGTGTGGTTGGCACAGTCTCCAGAGGAGACACATCCCTTGCATTAACTGGGGTAGCAGCTTCAGGTGCAGTTGGTACAGTTGTCCCAAGCAATACGGATGCTGAGACGGGGGATGCGGCAGCAGGTCTAGTAGGTACGGTTACCCCAAGTTTGACGGTTGCGCTTACAGGCGTGTCAGCTTCAGGCGCGGTTGGTACTGTAGTACAGAGTAAAGCGGTAACGCTTACAGGAGTTTCAGCCGCAGGTGCGGTAGGTAATGTAGCTCTTGGCACTCGCTCCCTTGCATTGACTGGCGATGCGGCTGCGGGATTGGTGGGGACAGTATCCCCAGACAGAGATAAAGCCCTAACAGGGGTCGCCGCCGCAGGCGCAGTAGGTAATGTAGTTCAGTCTGCTGCTATACCTCTTGTGGGTGTAATGGCACAGGCGGAGGTGTCGCAGGTAATTGTTCCTCTTAGCCCATTGACGGCTACAGGTTCGGTTGGTACGGTCACCCAAGGACTCTCTATTGCTCTGTCTGGCGTAGCTGCGGCGGGCGCGGTTGGTTCGGTTGGTTTAGGGCCAAGAAGTTTTGCGCTGACAGGTAACTATGCCCAAGGTGATGTAGGTGTAGTTATCGCGGTTTACTGGAAATTGATAGATGACATGCAGGTAGCTGATTGGCAGAATATCGGTAATAATCAGACACCGGGATGGTCAGGAATTACGAACGACGAAACACCCAACTGGGTGCTTATCCCAACTGAGTAGGAGTTATAAATGACGGTCAATTACACAACCAACCTAGCCCTCGGACAGCCGGTAACCGGCACAGAATCCGGTACATGGGGCGATGACGTAAACAACAGCGTTACGTCTTACTTGGACATTGCCATTGCTGGCGGCTTGTCGGTATCTATCACCACGACAGACGTCACGCTCACGCTCACACAGGGTACAAGCTCGGCAACCAACATCGGCTCGACCACGGCACAGTACGCCATCCTGAACGTAAGCGGGGCAATGACCGCAGCGCGTAACTTGATCCTGCCTAGCAGCAGCCGTCAGTACGTCATCAACAACAATACCACTGGTGGGTTTGCCCTGACGGTTAAAGGCTCAGCTACCAGCGGCGTTACGATGGTCAACGGCGAGAAGGCCCATGTCTTTTGGAACGGCTCTGACTACGCCAAGCTATCCAATACACCGGGCGGCGCAGGAACATTTAGCTCCATCACCAACACCGGCCTGACATCGGGCCGTGTGGTGTACTCCACCACTGGTGGCCTTGAGACTGACTCTGCCAACCTTTTGTACAGCGGTACTGACCTGACTGTTTATGGCATCACCGTGGGCCGTGGTGCGGGTTCCGTGTCTACCAATACTGTTGTTGGAGATAGTGCATTAAGTTCAAATGTTTCAGGTACAGATAACACTGCTATTGGCTATGGCGCTCTTATTCCAAATACGGCAAGCGGAAATACTGGTATTGGTTCTCGCGCCTTGCGTTTTAATACATCTGGTGCGTCCAATACCGCTGTAGGCGTCGACACTCTTAGATCAAACACCACAGCATCTAACAACACCGCTGTAGGTTATCAAGCGGGGTACAGTAATACAACTGGTGCTCCTGTTACTTTTGTTGGTAAAGGCGCAGGATACAGCAACACCACTGGTGGAGGCCTTTCGTTTATTGGTTTTAATGCTGGATATTCAAATACCACAGCCAACCATAACACTGCCATTGGTGGATACCAACCACTGTACTCCAACACGACTGGGCAATACAACGTAGCCATTGGGACTGAAGCCCTAACCTCCAACACCACAGCATCCAGCAACACCGCCGTAGGTTATCAGTCTGGGTACAGCAACACTACAGGCAATCAATTTGTTGCTGTTGGAAATCAAGCGGCATATAGCCAAACAACTGGTACAAACAACACGGCTGTTGGGTTTGTAGCTCTTTATTCAAATCAAACAGGCACAGACAATACCGCTGTAGGAAATTACTCACAGTACCCCACAACTGGTACTTCTAATACCTCTATAGGTAGCTCTGCGTTACGTTTCAACACGACCGGAAGTTTCAACACGGGCTTGGGTATGCAAGCCCTCAACTCCAACACCACGGCATCTAACAACACTGCTGTAGGTTATCAGGCAATGTACACGGGTACTACCGCCTCAAACAACACTGCTTTTGGATACCAAGCCGCATATTCAAATAGTTCTGGTGGTGCGCTTACAGCTATTGGCTATCTTGCTGGGCATGAAAATTTAACAGGCAATTACAACACATCTGTTGGCTCAAACGCCCTGTACGCAAATACTACAGGAAGTCAAAATACAGCAATTGGACAGGCCGCGCTTCAAGCCAATACTACGGCCTCCAACAATACTGCTGTAGGTTTTCAGGCGGGTTACAGCAATACGACAGGTAATAGCAACGTAGCTAATGGGTTTCAAGCGTTGTATTCCAATACCACAGCATCCAACAACACCGCTGTAGGGTATCAGGCTCTTATCAACAGCACCACCGGCAATCACAACACCGCTGTTGGTTATCAGGCTGGTTACACAAACAGCACTGGAGAAGCCATTGTCGCGCTGGGTATGCAAGCCCTGTATGCAAATACAACTGGAGTCAATAACGTCGCAGTAGGTGCAGCAAGACCCGGATATTTTGGTGGAGCATTGGCAAGCAATACCACTGGCGGGGCCAATGTTGCAATTGGTGGGGGCGCTTTATACAGCGCCACAACTGCCGATAACAACACGGCTATTGGTGCTTTAGCCATGTACACACTGACGACTGGTACAAGTAACGTAGCAATTGCCGCCGATTCTCTTCGTCAAATTACTACGGGAAGTACAAATATTGCTATTGGTAAGGAGGCGGCCTATAGCCTAACTACAGGTGGGGCCAATGTTTATGTTGGACGTCAAGCAGGCTACACCAATACGACTTCAAATTGGAACGTATTTATTGGAGAAGGCGCTGGATACACTTTTAGCAATATTTCTACTAGGGGTGGCAACGTATGCATTGGAAATGGCTCTGGATACAATCTCACCACAGGCTATGGCAACACGTTTGTTGGCTCAGGCAACCCGTATGATGTAAACCCATCTGGTTACTATGTAACAACAGGCAGCTTCAACACCATTATCGGGTCATATGGCGGCAACCAAGGTGGCTTAGACATCCGCACATCAAACAACTATATCGTGCTGTCTGATGGGCAGGGAAATCCACGGGGTATTTTTGATAGCAGTGGTAATTTCTTGGTGGGGACTGCGAGTGCAAACTCGTTTCAAACTCGTTTTAACCTTCGTAGCGCAGGAACAACAATTTGGGGTGTCGGACCAACCACAGGTACTTCAACTTTTTATGTTGTGAATACCGCAGGAACCGGTGTGTATTTAGGGGACGGGTCAACGTCTTGGGCAGCGCAGTCCGATGAGCGCATTAAGGACATTATTGAACCCATTACAAATGCCTCAAGTAAAGTATCTTCACTTCGGGCGGTAATTGGTAAATACAAAACCGATGAAGAAGGTACGCGCCGTTCTTTCTTGATTGCTCAAGATGTTCAAGCAGTGTTGCCAGAAGCAGTTTCTGCGGGTACGGACGATGTGCTTGGCGTGCGGTACACCGAAGTTATCCCACTTCTTGTTGCAGCCATCAAAGAGCAGCAAGCCATGATTGAAGATTTGAAAACCCGCCTAGCAGCCGCTGGCATTTAACTTAGGAGCTTAAAAATGGAAATTGAAATCACAGCAGAGCAAATTGCCAAGCACTACAGTGCAGCAATGGACAGCGTAGCCCTCATCAACGGCGGCAAGCCTGAGATGATGTCCGACGAGGACTGGGCCGACTGCCTGTCCCGCAACAAAGAGCATCTGAAGCTCATGATCGCCAAGGACTTCTGGACTACCGAAGACCTGTCGCCCCTGCAAGCAGCATCAGCATAACGGGAAGCCGCCACCCGATCTTGGCGGCGCACTAAGAGGAAAAACGAAATGGCAAACAAACAATCCCAGATCGTAACGATAGATGGCACGGAATACGATGCTAACGACTTTAACGAGCAGGAAGTTATGTACCTGAACCACCTAATGGATTTAGATCGCAAGATCGGCTCCACGCAGTTTCAGCTACAGCAACTCATGGTAGGTAAGGACGCATTCCTAACAATGCTAAAAGCCGAGCTTGCCAAGCCCAAAGAAGTTGAAGTATTGAACTAAATCATGATTGACCCGATAACCGCTTTCGCTACGGCCCAAGCGGCTATCAAGGGGGTGCAAGCCGCGATCAAGATGGGTAAGGACATCCACGCCATTGGCGGGGAGATGATGAAGTTCTTTGAGGCCAAGGATGTCGTTCAAAAGGCGGCGTCCCAACCCAAGTCTAGTTTTGCTAAGTCTGACACTGCCGCTGCGTTTGAGATAGTAATGCAGGCAAAGCAGTTGGCTGATGCCGAGCGGGAATTGAATAACTGGATGGTGATGTCTGGACACGCTGACCTCTGGCAGCAGCTACTGGTGGAGCGCAACAACCTGATCCAGAAACGCAAGACGGAAGAGATACTGGCAGAGAAGCACGCCAAGAAGCGCAAGGAAGATATCGAGGACTTGTTGACTTGGTTGATAGCAGGGGCGTTGGTTATCCTGCTATTGGGTTTATGTTTTTGGTGGACAACTTTACTTCTGGGGAAATAAATGCTGACGATTCTGAGTACCTTGATCTCCTTCCTGATGGGCGGCTTGCCCAAGCTGTTGGACTTCTTCCAAGACCGGCAGGACAAGAAACACGAACTGGCGCTGGCCCAGATGCAGATTGAGCGGGAACTGGAGCTACGCAAGGCTGGCTTTGAGGCGCAGGAGCGGGTGGAGCAGATACACAGCGCCCAGCTAGAGATGGAGACTACCGCCAAGGCCAATGAGAATCTGGTCAACGCCCAAGTCGCCGAAATGAGTGCTATTTACAAGCACGATGAAAGCCTTGGTGATGGTACTAGCCAGTGGATGAAAAACTTGCGTGCCGGTGTGCGTAGCTTTATTACCCTTGGGTTCTTCTTCCTGCTGTGCTTTGTGGACATCGGCATGTTCGTGTACGGCTGGAATAACGGCGTGGCCTTCCCTACCCTTGCAGAGCGCCTGTGGGACTCCAACACCCAAGCCCTGTTTGCTTCGATAATCGCGTTTCATTTCGGGGGCAGAGCCTTTGGCAAATGATCTGGACTCTTGTGTTGGTCACAGGTATTAACATGAACAGTATCCTTGTTGTTGGCTACTTTGAGGCGGAGTCTGCTTGTCAGCGGGCAGCTAAAGAGTGGCGCGACTTGGGTTACAAGGTAGGCTGCGTTCAAAGCGTGGTGAAGAAATGAAAGTCTCGGACAAAGCCCTTGGGGTCATCCGCCACCATGAAGGCGTGCGCCAACGCCCGTACCGTTGCCCGGCAAAGCTCTGGACTATCGGCGTCGGTCACGTGCTTTACCCCGAGCAAGGGCGTTTAAAGCTAGAGGAGCGCGATGCCTTCCCGTTGCGCCCGGAGGACAACCGCCAGTTCAGCATGGAGGAAGTTAATGGAATTCTTGCAGCAGACTTACAGCGCTTTGAGCGAGGAGTGGAGAAGTTCTGCCCTGTCCCTCTTACACAGGGTATGTTTGATGGGCTTGTCAGCTTTTCTTTTAACGTGGGCCTTGGGACACTCCAGCGTAGTACGCTTCGCCAGAAACTGCTTCGTGGGGATAAAGAAGGCGCTGCGGACGAGTTCTTGAAGTATTGCATGGCTGGGGGTAAAATCCTTAAAGGGTTGCAAAACCGCCGCATTGATGAACGCGCCCTATTTCTAGGATGACCGATGCCCTTACAGAAACTGACGCTCAAGCCCGGTGTAAACAGGGAAAACACTCGGTACACCAATGAAGGTGGGTACTACGAGTCCGACAAGGTGCGGTTCCGGCAAGGTACACCAGAGAAGATTGGCGGATGGCAGCGTATTTCGGCGGCGACATTCTTGGGCGTATGCCGCTCTCTGTGGAACTGGGTAACGCTCGGCTCCCAAAACCTACTGGGTGTTGGTACAAACTCCAAGTTCTATATTGAAAACGGCGGGTTTTACTACGACATCACCCCAGTTCGCACAGAGCGTACCCTGACCAACCCGTTTACTACCAACGGCACAACTACAGTGCTTGTTACGGATGCTTCAAACCTAGCTATCAACGGGGACTACGTAACTTTCTACGGCGGTACTGCTGTAGGCGGACAGACTATTTTGGGTGAGTACAAAATAACGGTACTCACCGGCAGCACATACAACATAACCATTTCCGCAGCGGCCACCGCCGCTACTGGCGGGGGCACGGTCTACGCCGTCTACCAAATTAACACCGGGCCGTCTTATGCCGCTCCGCTTTCTGGCTGGGGTGCAAGCACTTGGGGCTCTGGGACATGGGGTATTGGTAGCTCCTCCACGGATGCAATGCGTATATGGAACCAGATTAACTGGGGCCAGAACTTGGTGTATGGCCCTCGTGGCGGGCCGATGTACTACTGGGATGCAACGATTGGTATCCGAAACTCCGAAGTGGCGCTATCCATTGCAACCCCCTGCGTGATGACAACCACAATCACCCTTGCAGATGCAACCCCCATCACGTTCACGACCACAGGTGCACTACCTACTGGCTTACTGCCGGGGGTTACTTATTACGTAAAGTATTTGACTGCCACGACTTACAACCTTGCAGCCACCGCTGGCGGTGCGTCTATCAATACTTCGGGTTCCCAATCTGGCGCGCAGTTTATTTCTTCTCGGGGCATGCTGCTCTCACAGCTTCCCGGCTCTGACGGGTATTGCCCACTGTACCAAAACACGTTTACCGTATCTGATGCCAGCCGGTTCTTGCTTGTGTTTGGCACAAATGACTATGGCAGTTCCATCCTTGACCCCATGCTTATCCGCTGGTCAGACCAAGAGTCTTTAACTACGTGGTATCCCGCCATCACCAATCAGGCCGGTAGCCTACGGCTTTCCCACGGCTCCAAGATTGTCACTACCTTACAAAGTCGCCAAGAGATTATTGTATGGACTGACCAGTCTTTGTATTCTCTTCAGTATCTCGGCCCACCTTACGTGTGGAGTTCCCAGCTTCTTGCAGACAATGTGTCTATTGCTGGCCCCAATGCAGCCGCTATGGCTTCCGGTATTTCTTACTGGATGGGCGTAGACAAGTTCTACAAATACGATGGTCGGGTACAAACCCTGCGCTGTGACTTACGCCAATACATTTACAGCGACATCAACATGTTGCAATTTGACCAAGTATTTGCCAGCACCAACGAGGGTTTCAATGAGGTCTGGTTCTTCTACTGTTCTGAAGCCAGCAACACAATTGACAAGTACGTTATCTATAACTACGCTGAAGATATTTGGCAGTATGGAACAATGACACGTACAGCTTGGTTAGATACCGGCTTACGTAATTACCCACTTGCAGCCACATACAGTAATAACATTGTGTACCAAGAGTACGGTGTAGACGATAACGAAACAGCAACTACTTTAGCCATTGAGGCTTCCATAACTTCCTCGCAGTACGATATTGGTGATGGGCATAACTTTGCTTTTGTCTACCGCATAATCCCTGATCTGACATTCCGTGGTTCAACTTCCGGCACAACCCCTGCCGTAACTATGTACCTACAAGGGCTAAATAATTCCGGCTCTGGAATTACACAGTCTGCTAATGCAGCGGTTACCTATAACGGTAGTGCGCCAGCAGTCATTAATGTCGATGAATATACAGGACAAATCTACACTAGGGTTCGTGGTCGCCAGATGCAGTTAAAAATTACGTCCAATACCATTGGCGTGCAGTGGCAGCTTGGCTCTCCGCGTATTGACATCAGACCAGACGGGCGCAGATAATGGCACAGAAGAATGTAGTAGCCCCACGCTTACCTGCTGCAACGCCGCAATACGACCCTGCGCTTATAAACCAGTTAACAAACGTATTGCGGCTGTACTTTAACCAGTTAGACAATGCAGCCCCAATGGTGGCTAGTACGCAGCGAAACGGCACAGACATTGTGGCGGGTTTGAGCTTTTTCCCCACTCCGGGAACATCGGCTCCCAGTTTGCCAACACAAGCAGATTTAGCCAATTTGCGGGTGGGAGATATATACTATGACACCTCGGCTAGCAATGTCTTGAAAGTAAAAACATGAGCCTACACGCACTTGCACACCACATGGCCGAAAAGGGGCGCGGCCCTGATTCCATGCTTATCCACATGTCGCCCGACGAAGTTCACGGGTTGCAAGCGCTAGCTATGGCCCACGGCGGCTCTTTGACAATTAATCCCCAGACCGGACTGCCCGAAGCAGGGTTCTTGGACAGTCTACTACCGGCACTAGTTGGTTTTGGTTTAAACACTTTCCTTCCGGGCTTGGGCACAGCAGTCGGCGGGATATTCGGTCTTGGCGGTGCCGCTGGTACAGCTATTGCAGTCGGCGGAGCTACCGCGTTGGCTTCTGGCGATTTGGGCAAAGGTCTTATGGCTGGGCTGGGTGCGTACGGTGGGGCCGGGTTGGGCGGTAATTTAGCTGCTGCTGGTGATGCGGCAATGATGGGGCCTCCAACAAGCGCAATGGGGATGCCAGAAGGCGCTGCCATACAAGCAGCAAGCCCTGTTGGTACTTTAGATCGTTTGCAAGCAGGCGCTCAAATTGCAGGTAATGCCCCCGGAGATTTTCTCAAAAGCAACTACATGAACCTTGGGTACGCTGCTGCCCCCGCATTGTCCGGCGCGTTTGATGAAGAAGAAGCGTCAACTGCTCCCAAGCGCAACTATGGAAATATCCCACTGTACAAAGTTGATCCGGTAACAGGTAAATCCTATGTGTATAAGTCTATTCCCGGAGAGCAAGCCTCTACTGCACCCGGAATCGTTTACGGTAACGCTAACGGCGGGTTAATGAATAGCTACGCTCCCGGCGGGCGTATTGAAGATGAATACACCAACATACCTTATGAACTGCCTGCGAACAACCCCAATGTAGAGGGAACAACAGCTGCAACATCCGCTATTACGGATGACGCAATTAAAAAAGGCATTGTGTTTGGTAATGTCCTTGACCCCGATCTAACTGGTCACGATTTAACCGACAAGCGCTCGGATTCCGAAAAGGCACAGGATTACTTGATGGGTAACGGGCCAAACCCATTTGTATTTACCAGCAAAGCCCCTGTTGTAGACGCAACTAAAAAAGCAGCAGAAGCAACCAAAGAAATTGCTGCAACAGTTGAGAAGCAACAACAACAACAACAACGTGGCAGTGGCGGTAATGCGGGCGTTGGCCCTAGTGGTACAGGCGGCTTCCCTGCTGGACTTGCCCCTGCGGCAAATACAGTTGCTCAAGCTTTAGGAGATATGGGGCTTAATGCATTATCCCATGCTGTATCAAACGTGGCTATGAACGGCGCAATGTCAGGAACAGGTGCAGCACCTCAAAGTTCTGCTGCGCCTTCTACTGGGGCAGTTAATTCAAGTGCTGGTGGTCAATATGGTGGCTGGGGCAGCCGCGATGCGGGTGGCGGTAATACTGGATTTAGCGGAAGTGGCGCTGCTACGGGCAGTTCTACTGGCCCTGCTGCTGGTACTTCAAACAGCAAAGATAACGGAGGCTGGGGCAGTCGTGATGCTGGAGGAGGCGATGGTGGTGGTCACGGGGAAGGTGGCGGTGGGCTTGGTGCTGGTAGCGGCGCAGGTCGATATGGTGCAGAAGGCGGCTACTTAACCAACGGAAATTTTAACCAACGTTTGCGCTACGCAGATGGCGGCACAACTGATACAGAAAATACAGTTAACTTTGGCGGTGTTGGTCAACTTGAACCAGTTAACACATCAGATTCCTCACTTTCAGACTCAGAGAGGGCGCAAAACTACCTAATGGGTAACGGGCCAAACCCTTTTCTTTTTTATCATAGCAATGAGAAAAAAGTTATTCCCGCAGCCCAAGCAAGTGCCGATACTGGCATTGCTGCTATTGGTGGTGGCAACATTGGCGGCGGTGGTGGTGGCATTGGAAGTATTGGTGGCGGAGATGTTGGTGGCAATACTGGCTCTACTGTTGGCACTAGCGATACTGGAGGTACAGATTTTGGCGTTACAAACCAACCACCCGGAGCCGTTTTTAACATCAATGATTTTGATACTAAAACCACTAACTCAGATTTTGGCATTGGGAACCAACCCGCCGGTACAACTTTTGATATAAACGATTTTGATAATCTTAACAACACTGTTGATAACGGGAGTAACTCTCTAACTAATAATCCGGCTGTTGGTGAAGGTGGTGAAACTGTTCAAACCGGCTATACCAACTCTCTGACTGAAAACCCCGCTGTTGGTGAAGGGGGTGAAACAGGTAATTCTTTAATAGATAACCCTGCGGTTGGTGAAGGTGGTGAAACCGTTAGTCCTGAAAAGTTTGGTATAGATTACGTTGATCCTAGTGGATTAGGGGCAGAAAACAATTTTGTTGACCACATGGATGCACTTGATAACTATACTGGAAGTGACTCTGCTGGAGACTATGGCAATGACTATGGCAATGACGCCGGTAGCGATTTTAACAGTGGTTTTGATGGCGGTTTTGGTGGTATAGGCGGTGGTGGTAACGACTATGACATGAGCTATCGTGCTAAAGGTGGCCCAATTAAGTCCAACTTCAAAAAAGCTAAAAATATAAATTTATATAAAAGCGGTTTAGAACACTACGCTGATGGAGGCACTACCGGTAGCGGAAGTATTGACCTACATGTCCCTATTGATATTGGTGGTGGCGGGTTTGGCGGGGGAGGTGGTGGATTTGGTGGTGGCTTTGGAGGCATGAGCCAGCCAAACCCTGACTTCTTAGGCCAGCAAATGAATAGTCTGCCCGGTTATCAAGCAGTTCAGAAAGCCCAGCAGGACTTTACTAACAGTGATGACTACAAAAACTTCCAAAATTATGCTCGGGAATACCAGCAGCAGTTACAACCACAGCAGCAACTTAGCGCATTTGGCGGTGCTTTAGGTGGTTCTCGGGGTGGTTCTCGGGGTGGATTTGGGCTTCAGGGTGGAGCAACAAATCAATTTGGAGGGTCTATACCATTTAATGGTAGCGATTCACAAATGTTTGAACAAACGCAAATGCCTAGAGAATATAACCCTAACATGCCAGAAGATGCTTTTAATGCAAAAAACCATTTTGCAAATGGCGGAATTGCTGCATTAGCGCATGGCGGTGTTATGCGCCCATTTTTCTCAGGAAGAACAGGTAAATATCAAGAACATACTCCGCTGATGTATGCTGAAGGCGGCATGTACAACCTCGGCTCGTACTCTGATGGCGGCAGACTGCTGCGCGGGCCGGGTGATGGTGTGTCTGACGACATTCCTGCCACAATCGGGGAAAAGCAACCCGCCCGTTTAGCTGACGGTGAGTTTGTAGTACCGGCGCGTATTGTTTCTGAGTTGGGCAATGGCTCCACGGAAGCCGGTGCCCGCAAGCTGTACGCAATGATGGACAGGGTTCAAAAAGCCCGTAATAACACCGTAGGCAAAGACAAGATTGCGGCAAATACCCGCGCTGAAAAATACCTTCCAGCATAAGGAATAGATCATGGCTGACAATACCGTAACACAAACAAACATACTGGGGTATGCAACACCCCAAATCCAACGCGCCGGAGAAAGCACTATTGGGCGTGCGGAAGAACTTGTTGGACGCAACTACAAAAGCTACGCTGACTGGGCAAGAGAGCACAACTTACAAGGCGATCAAGTTGCGGCTTTTCAGAAACTGCAAAAAGATGCATTTACTGGTGCAGAAAAACTTGGTCAAGACCCCTACTCAACTGCTTCGGCCCAAGGCATCCAAGCGCTAGCGCAAAAAGCAGGCGCTTATAACTACAACCCAACGCAGTTTGGAAATCAATTCCAAGCCCCCGGCGCATATCAACCCGGTCAGTTTAATTATCAGCAGGTAAACGCACAAAACCAAAATACACCAACAATGGGTGCTGCCCAGACTGGGTATAACCCACAGTTGCAAAACTACCAGATGGGGCCAGCGGAACGTTTAAACACACAAAGTTTTGCCCAGCCCGGATCTGCCGAAGCTTACATGTCTCCTTACATGCAAAATGTAGTGGACATTCAAAAGCGTGAAGCGCAGCGACAGTCAGGCATTCAAGGCACTCAACAGCAGGCGCAAGCTGCGCAGGCTGGGGCTTTTGGCGGTGGTCGTGATGCCATTATGCGTGCTGAACGTGAACGCAATCTAGGTCAACAGATGGGTGACATCCAAGCGCAAGGATCACAAAACGCATACCAGCAAGCCCAGCAACAGTTTAACGCCGAGCAACAAGCGCGTTTGCAAGCTGGCACAGCTAACCAGCAGGCAGGACTGACCACCGGATCTCAAAACTTGGCAGCAAATCTTGGAGTGCAGCAACTAGGGACTCAGACTGGTTTGCAAACTTCACTGGCAAACTTATCCAATCAGCAACAAGCTGCCGTGCAGAATCAGGCAGCACAGCTTCAAACGCAGGGCATGAATGCTCAGCAAGCGATGCAGGCAGCATTGGCAAACCAACAGGCGGGCATGACTACGCAGCAACAACAAGAGCAAGCCAAACAATACGGTTACGGGCAAGGCATGAACGCTGCTTCCTTGGGCGCTCAGTACGGCTTGGCTGCGCAGCAGGAGGCAGAGCGCTCAAAACAGTTTGGTTCCAACTTGGGGCTACAAGGCCTTCAAGCAGGCATGCAAGGCTACGGCGCTTTGGGCTCCCAAGGCCAGAATCTATACGGCCAGACTACAGGCAACTTGAATTTGCAAAATGCTATGGGAACACAGCAGCAACAGCAAGTCCAGAACATGCTTGATGTAAGCCAGCAAAATTACGCTGCTGAGCAGAACTATCCGTATAAGCAAGTGGGCTTTATGTCTGATATTGTTAACCGACAGCCCATTGGCAACCTCGGTTCTACCATAACGCAGCCTGCCCCGTCGTTGTTAAGTCAAGTGGCAGGCGCTGGAACCGCATTGTATGGGGCATCGCAAATAGGTAAAAAAGCCGCAGGCGGAGCTATCCACGCCAAGCGTGGCGCAGGTCTTAACGACTTGGCAATGTATCAAATGAGCCGGGGGTAATACATGGACATCGGGCAAATTCAAAACGTAACGGACAGCCTAGCGCTGATGCCGGACGCAGCATTGCAAAAATACGCAATGATGAACAAGGACGATCCGTACATCATGTCCTTGGCTATGAGCGAGAATAATCGCCGTCAGAAAATTCGTGCCGCGCAACAGGGGCAGGCTGGGCAGATGCCCCAGCCCAAAGTGGTCGATCAGGCAATTCAAGCTATGAATCCACCCCCGCCACAACGGCAACCTCAACAGCCGCCAATGCCACAGCAAGGCATGGCCCAACAACCACCACCACCACCCCCGCAGGGCATGCCTCAAGCACAGCAAAAACTGCCTGAGCAGCAAGGCATTGCGCAGTTACCCGCGCCCAATATGCAGGGTATGGCTGACGGCGGGATTGTGGGGTATGCAGATAGGGGTTTAGTGCGCGGGCAAAACGAAAGTTTTGAAGAATATCGGCAAAGAGTTTTAAAAAGTGGGCAGATACCCGGCGTAGAGTCTCCGTACTATACAAAAGCTACTGATGACCGCGATGCACTGGTTGCACAAGCTAATGAAGAACGGGCGCGCAGAATTGCTGCAAACCAACTACCTACTAAAAGCCCGTATGTTACGAACACTGCGGATTTAACAAAAGTTCCACCCCCCGCTGCCGCCACACCCCCCGTAGTAAAACCCGCAGCATTAGCACCCAGTAACGCAGGGCAAGGACAAGGGCAGCGCGGAGCACCAGCGCTTACCCCCGTAAACGATACTGTGTTGGCAGAACGGCTTGCAGCAACGGATAACGCAGGTATTGGTAAACCGCCAACAGGCGCAGGTGCAGCACCCGCAGGCGGGGGGCTGCCCACATTAGCAGCCGCAACCACTCCCGCAGACGCTGCGGCAGAATTGAAGGCTATCAAAGCCTCGCAAAGCCCGTCAGTTCCAACTGAAATCGCAAGCGCTCTTGATGAAGTAGGGGCGGCAAAACGCACTGCAATTGACGCAGAAGAAGCTCAGCGGCAAAAAGATATAGCAGCTATGGGCACTGCATTCTCTGATCGTGAGGCGCGGCTTAAAGAAAAACAAGGACGCGTTGACCAGCAAGAACGAGACCTGACCCCTATGGCGCTAATGCAAGCAGGGTTTGCCATGATGAGCGGCACTTCTCCGCATGCGCTATCCAACATAGGCGCTGGCGCTACGATTGGCCTCAAAACCTACCAAGAAGGCTTGGATAAAATTGAAAATGCCAAAGACAAGCTGGATGATGCGTTTGGCCGCATCGAGGAGTTCCGTCGCAATGAAAGCATGATGAATGCCAAAGACAAACGTAAATATGCACGCGAACTCAGCGATACTTTTACTGATACCAAAAAAGCGTATACGGATGTGCTGGTTAAGGACTGGGGCGTTAAGCAAGACGATGCGCGTATTCTTTACAGTTCGGTGGTAGCAGAACGTCGGGAGCTTAACAACCAAAGGTTCCAAGCTGGCGAAAACGCGCTTAATAGAGCAAACGCACTGGCCCAAACTACGCTTCAAGCAAAACTGCGCCAAGACCCACTGGCGCTGTACAGAGAAATGGGAACAAACCCTACAGGCGCGGTTGCAAAAGGGTATGGCGCAGCAAAAGAAGAAAACACTGCGCCAACTTTGTTTGGCCAGTATCAAACACTTTCCAAAGATTTGGTTAACGGTGATGCTTTCAAGAAGATGTATCCCACTGCGGAATCGTACATAAAAGCCTACCGCGCTGCTATGGGTCAGGATACAATGCCAAAAACTGGGGTCGCGGGCTTTAAGTATTTAGGGCCTGATTAAGCGGCAAGTTAATCAGCAGATATAAGGATTCTTGCCATGCGCATCTACCGCGTACAAGGCCCGGACGGGCGTATACACCGATTGGAAGGCCCGGATGATGCAAGCCCAGAGCAAGTAATTGCTGCACTGCAACAGCAACTGGGGATAACATCCCCAGCCCCGGAAGAACCCGCTGCCCCTCAAAAAACAGGGCTTGGTGCGGCGGTTGGTAAAGGGATTGAATCTTTAATCTCCAGTGGGCGCACTGCTTTTGGGGCTTTGACTGGTTCTCCCGAGGAAGCCGCAGTAGAGGCGCAGCAAAGACAAACAGATATTGAAAAAAAATACGCTGACCAAGTAAGCCTTGATAAAGTCCAAAAAGCGTATGAAAAAGATGGGGTACTGTCCGCTGCTGGCGAAACCCTGCGCCAAGTCCCGTACGCCATAGCTGAACAAGCGCCTCAACTAGCTACGATGTTTGGCGGTGCGCGGGCCGGTGCTGCGTTGGGTTCTTTGGCTGGCCCCGTCGGTACGGTTGTAGGCGGCGTTGCAGGCGCAGCGCTTCCGTCCCTTATTCAGCAGTTCGGTGGAAACATCGAGCGCCAAGCAAAAGAGCAGACCGAACGTGGTGAGCCGCTCTCCATTGATACCGGTGCAGCCGGTGCTGCTGCCCTTCCACAAGCTGCATTGGACGTTGCCGGGTCATTCATTCCGTTTGGCGGCAAATTAATTTCAAAATTAACTGGTGTTCCGGTTGGTGCATTGTTAGGCAAAAGCGCGGCCCAAGCTGCAAAAATTGCCGACGAGCGGTTGCTTACAACCTTGGCCAAGGGCGTAGCCGAAGGCGCATTGGCTGAAATTCCTACTGAAATTGCCCAGCAAATGTTGGAACGGGCGCAAGCTGGGTTGTCTTTAAGTGATGAAGATGCCATGCGCGAGTATGGGCAGACGGCATATCAAGTTGGTTTGTTAGCCCCCCTTGGGGCTGTTGGGCGTTTTAGTGAAAAAAGTGCGGCTCGACAGCAGATAGAAGAAACACCCCCCGTACAACCCCCACAAGATTTATTACGCCTCGGGTACGACCAAGGCACGGCTGCGCCTGTAGTTCCCCCGCTTGTAACCCCAGCGCCCGTACAAGAAACGCCCAACTTACCAGACTTAATGGATCAGCATGGTGTGCTGGCACAACAACTTGACCCACTGTTGGCGCAATATACCGCTGCTGCTGAGCAACAAGACACCGAGGCAGTCCGAGCGTTAGGCCCCCAGATCAAAGACTTGCAGGACAAGATAACCAACTCGGCTAATTTGATTGAGCAGCTTGGCGGTACTACGGTTACTCCAGAAGAATTGGAAACCAAACACCAAGCCGCGCTGTCTAATTTGGATACCAAGATTGATACAGCCCACAAGAAGCTAGTGGAAGCCACTAAAAATGCGGACTTTGAAAACGTAGACAAGCATGCCCAGACGCTGGACACATTAAAAGCGCAACGCGAAGATCAGATACAAGACTACACCAAGCGCCTTAAAGCGCTTCAAGTAGCAGGAACACCAAAGGGTGAAACACAGAACCTGTTCACCGAAGCCCAAGCGCCCGTACCCACAACGCCACAAGCCCCGGTCACCAAGTATTTGCAAGAGCAAGGCGCTGCTTTAAAACCCGAGCAAGTTGCAGCCCTTGAAGCCCCCGCTGCGCCTGCTGCCGATACTGGCCCTACTGCGGACGAAGTAAAACGTAAGCTGGCTATTCAGACTGCGGAGCATATCGGCGGTCAGATTGCCCAGCTTAAAACCGAAACCGATAACTTGGTAAGCCGCAGGTATCTTGCGGACTCCGGCGCTCCTAACCCTTACGTTACAGATAAATTTGCCCAGATGAACGAACTGCAAAAGCAGTTTGATACTTTGACTGCGCAGTATCTGGAAACGCAACCCAAAATGAAACCGCTGGGTTTGTTTGACCCAGACAACGTATTTAAAACCGCCGTACAAAACAATGACCGGGATGCCCTTGATAGGTTAGCCCAGCAGCACAAACAAGAAAAGCTGATGGAGCGCAATAAACAGCGCGAAGTTGAGAAGGCTGAGAACGACCGTTTGATTGCTTCGCTTGATGAACGTTTGGGCCTTGGTGGTGAGGATTTAGCCAAAAAAACAGGGGAGCCCCTGCGCAGCGTTAAATCAACGCGCATTTCCGAAGGCCCAGCCTATGATGCGCTTGTAGCCGACATTCAAGCTATCCGGGACAAAGTTGAGAAGGTACAAGGCAATGCCAAGTACTCTATACGTGACAGGCTTGATGTAATTGCGGCTGAACACGAGCAAAAGAAAGCCGTTTACACCGACCCAAAATCTACGTCTCGTCAAAAAACAGGCGCGCTGCGGCGCATGAACACGCTGGTAAATGAGTTCAATGGGATTGTAGAAACACACCTAGACCCAGCAATTAAAAAAATCCAAGACTTGCACACCCAATTCCGCAAGATTGAACCAGTTAAAAAAGTAAGCGAAGTAAAGGCAGAGAAGGCGGCACTGTCCCGCGTTGAAGGTAAAGACATCAGGATGTCGCCCGAAGCCCGGCAAGCTAAACGCATTAATTCAGGTCGGATTGCGCCAGAAATTGAAAACAGCAAGGCGGCTAAAGAAGTGGCTATTGAATTGGGTCGGCAAATGCCCGAGTACCAAAAGCAACTTGACGAAGTGCGTCGGCGTCTCCAAGCGTTAAAAGAAAAGTATGGCCCTGATGATAAGCAGGTAGAAATATACAAACAAAACGCAGTCAAACAGTTGGGCGAAAATGCACTTAAGCTTGGTCGCACTACGCCTGAATACATTGCTTCTTTAAAAGAAGTAGTTGCAGCGCTCCAAGAATCTTACGAAAGCGCCGGTAAGCAGGAAATTAAAAGCAAACGTACCCAACAAGTTACGCGTAAAACAAATGTTGCGTCCCGGGAGCAAAGTGGTGTATCCAACCGTGCAGCTAAACAAGAGCTTCGGCAAAGGCAACAAAACTTGGTGAAAGATTTCACCGAAGGCATGCAAAGCGAGAAATCTCGCCAATCACGCGGTGTGGAAGTTGAAAGCCCCGACTTGACCACGGAACAAGTCAAGCATATTGACAACAACGACATTCAAGCAGCGTTTACCAGCATTGCCAACGACCCCAAAGCCAGCCCGTTGAACCGTGCTGTTGCGCAGCGTTTGGCGGGCATACTGGACAACACTAACGTTCGTGCCGAGGACAACCTTACTGACAACGGCGACGAAATCCTTGGTAGAGCTATTTCCACCGAAGTGGTGCTGAACCGCCAAAGCGGCATGAACCAAGAGGTACTGCTGCACGAGGGCACACACGCGGCGGTTGAACGCGTTATTCAGTTATATGAAAGCGACCCAAGCAAGCTGACCGAAACCCAGCGTATAGCTATGCGGGAGCTTCAAGCCTTGTACGCGGCAATTAAAAACGACCCGTCCATTACCAGCGCTAATGCCAAAGGTAGTTTGTCTGAGTTTGCAGCGGAGATACTGTCCAACCGCAATTTGCAAGAGCAGCTACGCAGCAAGAAGTGGAAGATGTCGGACGCATGGCAAGGTGTAAAGAGCATCATCTTGCGTTTGCTGGGGTTCAGCAAAGCCGAAACCGAGACCATGTTGGGCGCTGGTATTCAAGCCGTGGATGCGCTTATGGTTCCATCCAGTGTGCGCGGCTTAAACCGTGGCGTAGAGAAAGCAATATCGGGGGTGCGCAACGTCCCGTACTCCAACGCCCAAAAAGACATTGCCGCCTTGCACACAGGCAGCAACTCCATGAAGCAGTTTTCGGAAGCTTTTGGCGTAGACATTAAACAGAAAGACCGCACGCCAGAAGACGTTGAACGTATTGCGGAAAACTATTTAAAAAGCGTTGTTACATCGCCCGAAGATCACATAGCTAAACCGTATACCGGAAATAGCTTATTGAAACAAGACGAAAGCACGTTAACTCAAGAACAAAAAGACGACGTTGCAAAGTTAAAAGCGTTGATGGTAGAACTTGAAGAATTTAATAACAAACATGATCGCCGGTACAGACCACCAAAACTAAATACGTTAGAAGCGGAAGCTGAACGTAAAAAATATAAAGAAGAAAAGAAAAAAATAGAAACGGCAATTAATGAACAAGATTTAAAAATGTCGTCGTTGGACTACCGTGTGCGTATGTCTGACGGTGAAAATTTAAATCTTGATAACCCTTTGCACTATGCACAGGCAACGGGCCCTGACCTTGTTATGGCGCAAGCACAAAAAGACCCGGGGTTGCGCCGTAGGGAAGCCGAACACATAGACGCAAAACGCACAATGGAATTGCGGGATTTAGCTGGTTTGCTTTATGCCGACAAAAGCTTTACCGCAGCAGAACGCGCACTGGTTTTAAAAGCGGCGGGTAAGTACTCGGTTACTTCTGACGATAATGGGCGTTTAAAACTTGTAAATATTTCTCCTAACAACCGGCATGATGTAGCCGTAGTTAGTTTGGCAGATGCGGCGTTTGTTATTCAAAAGCTACGCGAAGGTTTGCCGTTAAAGCAAGCTTTTCTTGAAGGACTACAAGAAAACGCTAACCGCAACGCGGCGGTAAATCAAGCGTTAAATAAAAACGGCTGGCAAAAGTTTGACCAAGTTTCAGAAAACCAAGACACGCAAAAAGCAGCAGAAGAATTAAACGCCGCATGCGCAGGCACGCCTTGGTGTACAGGCAATAGTATGGGGCACGCTAGAGGCCAAATTGAAGGCGGCGATTTTTACGTTTACTTTAAAAACGGCAAAGCGCAAGTTGCCGTGCGTATGTACGGCCAAGAAAAAATTGGTGAAGTGCGGGGTACTTTGCCGGGACAAGCACTGACTCCAGAGCAACAAAAAATTGCTGATAATTTTTTAATAAGCAAAAATTTTGCAAACACAGAAAATTACATTAACGAATTTAAACGTAAAGCGGCTTTAGTTGATTTAGCTAAAGGCGAAGAAATTACAGATGCTAATTTAATTTATTTTGAAAGAGCAGTGGCGGATAATGTTTCTATTAAGAGCGCATACGGTAATGGTTTAGACGAGGTACTTTTTAACAAAAACCCCATTGACATTAAACATTTATTTAACTTTGAAGCTATTGATGGTTACGGAGGTCGCCCTGCCCCGTCTGAAAAAGTAGTAGACTTTTTTAGCACTAAATTTAAAAACATGCTTACCAAAGAGTATGCTAAAAACAATTTTATTGGGGTAATATTAACTAGCGAAAATGCAACTAATTTGCAACAAAAACCATATAAGTTTTTATTTGATGGTAAAAAATACACCGTTGACTCAAAAACAGTTAAAGGTCTTGGTGGGTTAGCTTTTTACGCTGACATTGACATATCTTTACCGGCGCTAGAAAAAATTTACCAGTTAGAAATAACAGAAAATGGTGCTTGTGATTTTCCAGCGCTTAAAGATTTGTATCGCTTAACCGTTGGGGGCGGTTATATTAATATAAATACGGCTCCCGGAGCTGTTTTTGACGCTTTAATTGCACAAGATTATAAAGCGGGCGTTCACAAAGTATTTTTAAATGGCGTAGAAACGATACGTTATTTAGATTTAACATCGGATTCAGGTGCGGTCAAGTTAATTGCGCCTGATCTTTTATACGCACCCAAACAAGCGCCTGTACTATTTGATGAGTACACGGTGGGGAATAGTTTAGCCAGACATATTTCAAACCGTTTTAACGAAGGCCCAGAAACTGCTAATGCAGTTAGGGATTTTATAACATATTTGCCCCCTAAATTTGTTCAAAAAGCACGCACTGCATTACGGGAAGAACACCCACAAGGTTTAAAAGACGTATATGTTGGGGATTTAACTAACACGGTAACACGTAGTATTGAAACCCAAAATCCAACACAAAAAGAAATTTTTGAAATTTACAAGGCCATAAACTCTTTTATAAATTCAAAGGAGTTTACGGAACAACCCGGTGAACTAATAGCACCCAATCTTATTGCGGATGCGCCGCCAGTACAACGGCTTACCGAAGCGCCCGAGGCTCCAAGGTTTGCCAAAGTGGGCGTGGTCAAAGACAAGGACGGCAACAACTTCTTCCGTACCCGTACGCAAGCTACAACGCTGGGCAGTTCTTTTATTGCCCAAGAAACCAGCGCCAAGGACAAGTTCCTTGGTAACGTCATGGGCCTCACAGGGCGTGTGCAGTTTGTGGACAAGGACGCCGCGTTGTCCGCAGCTTTGCGCAAAGGCGTTGATGCAAAAGTACTAAACAACCTTGATGCGCAAAATGCCGAGTACTTCCTGCGCTTTGGGCAAAACACCAGCCAGCTTGCAGGCCAAGCGCTGACCAACGGAAACATCCGTATCCGCGAAGGCAAGGGCGGGGGTTACATCTACGAAAGCGTCAAAGGCCCCAACATGATGGACGCGGCGCAGGCGTTGGAAAAAGGCAAGTTTAAAAACGACACTGAAGCCGAAGCAGTTTTGACTGCGTATGTAACTGGACTACGTGCGGATGTTGTTGGTTGGGACAAACTCAACTACGAGAATCCCGCCAAAGTTAAACAAGAGCACGCCCAGATCATGGCTATGCTCAACGCCAACCCAGAAAAAATGGCTGCGGTTAAGGAAGCTGCACGCATTTACAAAGAGTTTAACGATGGGCAGCTTGATTTTGCTGCACAGGCCGGTTATCTATCCAAAGAAAAAGTAGCCGAGCTAAAACGTACACCGTATATCCCGTTTTACCGCGTGAACAGCAACAACAACGTCGAGTTGATGATTGACAAAGAACACGCTATACGGATTGGCAACATTAAGGATGAGCCTCAATTGCATGCACTGGTGGGCGATAACAAACAGATTTTGCCAATCTTTACCAGCGCGGTGCAGAACACGTTCATGCTAACCAACATGTCGCTGCGCAATAAATCTGTGCAGGAGTCGGCGTTTTTGCTGCACAAGATGGGTATTGCTAGCGTTGTGGGTCAGGGCGTAGGGCCAGCTAACGCCAACACGGTGCGGTTCCAAGTCAAAGGCGTGCCGCACTTTGTAACTATCGACACCGACATGTACGGCATCCCGGCAGATTTAATTGTCAAAGGGATGGAGGGCATTAAGACTTCCATGCCCGCGCTTGTACAAATGATGGGAGCGCCTGCAACTTTGTTGCGCAACTTCATTGTGCGTAACCCGGCCTACGCTTTGCGCCAAGTTATCCGTGACCCAATGACCGCGTGGTTGACCACCGGCACAGACGCAACGCCAATCCTGTCGTCCATGCGGGAGCTAGCCAGCATGGTAGCCGGGCGCAGCGAAACCGAAAACAAGTTGATGCAGACCGGCGCTATCAGCAGCAACGTCTTTACTGGCGACCAGCGGGACATGTCCAAGTTTCTAAAGCAAATCAGTACCGGCCAATCTGGCTGGGCTAAAGGGATGGCTAAGCTAGACGCTTTTGCGCTTCAAGGCGATGCGGCTACCCGCGCAGTGATCTATAAAGATTCGCTGGATAAAGGAATGTCTGAGCAGGCGGCGTTGCTGCGCACGCTAGAGTCCATGAACTTTGGACGGCGCGGCTTATCTCCCAGCGTGCAATGGCTCAATACCATGATTCCGTTCTTCAACGCGCAAATTCAGGGCTTGGATGTGCTGTACCGAGCGTTCAAGGGGGATATGCCCTACAGCGAACAGTTAAAAATCCGCCAGAAGATGGTGGCTCGGGGGCTTATGCTTGCCGCAGGCACGATGGCTTACGCTGCCATGATGCAAGATGATGAAGCGTACAAGCGTGCCAAGCCCGAAGAGCGCTATGGTAACTGGTTTGTATACGTACCCGGCTCCAAAGAACCACTTAAAATTCCTGTGCCGTTTGAATTGGGTTACTTGTTTAAGTCTTTGCCGGAGGCGGTATTCAACCTAGCTGCCGGTGATGAGAAAGCCAAAGCGGCGGTGGGCGGTATGTTAACGCTTATCGACCAATCCAATCCGTTCCAACTACCTG